GCCTTATGGTACGGCGACCGGGCCTGATACCAAAACCAATAGCTACGCAACCACGCCAGCCATCCGTCAGGCTGCCATGATACTGGCCGTAGATATTTTCCAGGCCCGGCAAGTTTCACAAACAGGCGGAAACGGAATGGATGGTTTTACGCCATCGCCATACAGAATGGGTTATCAATTAATTAACCGAGTAAGAGGATTAATCCAACCTTACGCAAACCCAAATGCATTGATCGGCTAAGCATGACAACCAAAGCGATCACCACATTACGTAGCACAATAGCTGCTGATTTATCCAGCGATGCATGGAGCACATTTGCTTACCCTGCTCCTACCCTATTGGCTAACAGCGTTTCAGTTTTGCCTGGTGATCCATACATAACACCATCAAATAATGATTATCCAACTATTGCACCACTGGCAACATTCAAAATTCTTATAGCTGTGCCGGCATTTGATAACCAGGGCAATTTAGCAGGCATCGAGGATTTTCTAGTCGCAGTCTTTAACAAGATCGCATCATCCTCATTAATTCTTAACGTTAGTAGCGTATCTGCTCCAGCAATCCTTAACGCTGCAAGTGGCGATCTACTAACCAGCGAAATCACAATTTCAACCCTTACGGAATGGAACTAATCATGGCAATTAACAATGATGCAGAATCCCTAGCAAATTGGGATAAAGAGAATTTGGCATTTTTAATCAAGACAGGTCAGATTAAAGATCCAAAGCCAGCAGTATCAGACTCAATCAAAGACAAGGAATAACAATGGCCATATTTCTACAAAATAATGTTGGCGTAAAGATCAACTCTGTCGATCTATCTGACCACATTACCTCAGTAACACTGACTCAAAACTTCGATGAATTAGAAGTAACAGCACTTGGCGACTCAGCTCATAAGTTCGTAAAGGGCTTAGAGGCATCACAACTGACTCTTAACTTCTTAAACGACTTTGCAGCTGCAAGCGTTCAAGCGACTCTACAGGGTGCATACGGCACAACTGTTACAGCTGTATTGCTACCAGTAAAGGGAACTGCAGTATCTGCAACAAACCCACTTTACACAGTGTCAATCTTAATTAACAACCTAACTCCTCTAAATGGAGCAGTTGGCGATATCTCAAACTCAAGCATGACATTTACATGTAACTCAACTGTTGTTCAAACTACTTCAGGTTCATTCTAAGGAGATAAATTCACATGGCTAAACTTCGAATCACAAGGGCTACCGGCGAAGTAACGGATCATCCGATTACACCGGCGATTGAAATGGCCTTTGAATTACATTTCAAAGCAGGCATCCATAAAACATTTCGGGAGCAGGAGAAGCAATCCGATATTTACTGGTTAGCCTGGGAATGTTTACGTAAGTCAGGAGTAACTGTCCCAATCTTCGGCCTTGAGTTCGTGGAAACACTTGCAAAGGTCGAAGTTTTGGACGATGACGCAAATTTTTAGATAGAGGTTCGATGACCTACACAATCGCAGCACTTGCGGTTGAAACAGGAATTGCACCTCAGCATTTAATGGAACTAGATCAGGAAACCTACAAAGCAATTATTCAAGTTTTGAAGGATAGAGCTCAGGAGTATAAACGTGCCAGTAGTCGTAGAAGGACTCGCTAACACTCGCAGAGCCATGAAAAAATTTACACCTGATGTTTATGAGAAAATGAACTCAGAAATTAAAAGTGCCATGATCGTGGTACGTAATGATGCACGTGCTTACGTACCTTTCAATGTCATGTCTAACTGGGAAAAACAAACGGGCATTTGGAGTACCAGGGGTTTTAATTCACAAGCTGTAAAGCGTGGCATCGTATATCGCATGGGTCAGACAAAGGCCAACGACAAAGGGTTCAGATCCGCTTACAGCGTTATTAACAAAACACCAGCCGGACAAATTTTCGAATGGGCTGGCCGGGTCAATCAAAATGGACAACCCTGGACTGGGCCTAAAGGCAAAGGTGGCAAGCGGTCATCACACTCCACTAACCCAACTGCCGGTGCAACATTTATTCAAAACATCCAGGATGAAAGGTCATTGGCTGGTGGCGGTAAACAAAAAGGCCGCTTGGTTTACAAAGCCTGGGCTGAGGACAACAACAAGGTTTTACCAGCTGCAGTTAAAGCTATCAATGAAGCCATTGTGGAATTTAACCTGAGAGCGAAACCATAATGGCACAACAAGAAAACGTTATTGTTTCGGTAGCAACCGAATTTGATGGCAAAGCCCTGGCTAAAGGCCAAAAGAAATTAACTGATTTTGAAAAGGTGACTCATAAAGCTGGCAAAACATTGGCTGGGTTATTTGCAGCTCAGAAGCTAGCAAGTTTTGGCCGTAATGCAGTTCAAGCATTTTTAGATGCTGAGAAGGCTGGCAAAGCATTAAATCAAACATTGACCAACTTAGGCATGGCCTACAAAGCACCTGCTATCGATGATTACTTAAACAAGTTATCTTTGCAGGTAGGCATTGTCGATGAGGAATTAAAGCCTGCTTATAACCAATTATTGCTGGCTACTCGCAATACAACTGAAGCGCAAAGCATCCTCAATACAGCCTTAGATGTTTCTGCTGGTACTGGTTATGACCTGCAATCTGTAACTAAAGCATTGAGCAAGGCTTATCTAGGCAATAACACAGCCCTGCAAAAACTGGGCATTGGATTAAGCAAAGCACAATTAGCCGGTTCAAATTTCAAGCAATTACAAACACAACTCAATGACATCTTTGCTGGGCAAGCTGCAAATGCGGCCAAAGGCTACACAGGCGATATAGCCAAATTAGGCGTTGCTTATGATCAATTTAAGCAATCTATCGGTAAGGGCATTTTGTCCGGTATCGATTCAACCGGCAACATTGATGCGGCTACTGCCAGCATTGTAAAACTGGGTAATGCCCTGGGTACAACCACTGGATACTTAATTAAATTTGCTACAGGCTTTAGTCAATTATTTGAAAAAAGTTCATGGACTCAATTTTGGGATGAACTTACTGGCAAAACAAAGATTCAAGTGGACGCCGGATCAGATCGTGGTGGCAAAGCCAAAGCTGCAGATCAACGTGCTGAGCAACTGGCAAAAATTCAAGCCAAAACTGCCAACTTACAAAACACAGCTGCTAAAGCCCAAACGGCGGCCGCTAAGGCTCAATTATTGCTGACCAAATCAGGATCGGTTTTAGATGTTCAACAGGCTCAAATTTATGCTGCTTTACAAGGCAAAATCACTGACCAAGAGAAATTACGCTTAGATTTACAACTGGCATTACTGACTAACAATTCTGCAGCTGCTTATCAATTAAGCCAGGAATTGCTGGTATCTCAGCTGCAAACTACTGACCTAGCATCAACATTGACGAATTTGCCTAAAGCACTTAACCCATTTTCTGATTGGCCTAAATATATTCAAGATTTGATTAATCAAATGTCTGTGTTAAAGGGTGCAATACCAACTGCTCCTACAACCACCCAATCAACACCAGGCAATACATCGAGTTATAACTCATTATTTGATTTGGCTGACCAGCAGAAAATTGCTGAAGCCCAACGCAACCGATTAAATCAGGACATGCTAGATCCTGAATCCGGCACGCAAGGCAATTTCTTGCCATATAACAACGCTACTTACAACATTAACGTTGATGCCACAAACATGGTTGATCCAAACAACTTAACCACAGTGGTTCAAAATGCCATCCTGCTAATCAATCGCAACGGCCTATCTACAGTGCCAGCAGGACAAGGTTTCTAATGGCCGTCCCAACAGTTACAGCGGTAATTAACTTTTCTACTGGAGCATCTTTTGCTCAGGCATTTGTAATCGGCAACGGAATCTTTGGCACTAACGTATTGGCAGACTCAACATCATTAGTAGTTGATGTATCCGATCAAGTGGACTCAATACAAACACAGCGTGGTCGAAATGCCATCGCAGATCAATTTCAGACTGGCACTATGTCCATGCGCATCGTTGATCAGAATGGCGATTTTAACCCACAAAATACTTCATCACCTTATTACGGCTACTTAACTCCAATGCGTAAAGTGCAAATCTCAGCATCATGGAACGGCACCTCTTATCCAATCTTCGCTGGATTTATTACAGGCTATAACACCACCACTCCTAAGTATGTTGGCGATGTTGTTTATACAACCATCACAGCTGTAGACGGAATGCGCTTATTACAAAATGCCCTGGTTACAGCTATAACAGGAGCATCTGCTGGTGATGACTCAGGCACTCGGATCAATCAGATCTTAAACACTATTGGCTGGCCTAACTCAATGCGTTCTATTCAGATTGGTAACTCCACAGTTCAGGCAGATCCAGGCACTACCCGATCAGCTTTAGCAGCTGCTCAGACTGTTCAGACCACAGAGTACGGAGCGTTCTACATAGACCCATCCGGAATTGTTACTTTTAAGAATCGTAATTACTGCACAAAGACTCCGGCTAATGCCACTACTTACTTCAATGACAATGGCACACAAATCCCTTATTTCAATGCTCAATGGCTATTAGATGACCAACAAATCGTCAATCAAGCCAGCATTACAGCTACAGGATTGGCCACGCAAATAGCTGTTAATACAGCCTCAGTCAATAAATACTTTGCGCATTCTTATTCACAAACAGATTTACTTATGCAGACAACAACCGATGCGGCTAATTACGCCCTGGCATACGTTGCAAGTAGAGCGGAAACTTCTATTAGATGCGATGCAATTACCTTAGACCTTTACTACGCAAACTACTCAGCAGGTATAACAGCAGCTTTGGCACTGGACTATTTCAGCCCAGTAACCATTACAACTACACAACCAAACGTGGTTGGTACATCATCCATTACCAAAAATTTACAGGTGTTTGGTGTTATGCACCGGATAACTGTGAACTCATGGAAAACAACCTTTACAACATTAGAGCCAATCATTGATGGTTTCATTGTCGGTTCTAGTCAGTATGGTGTTTTAGGTCAAAACGTTCTAAGTTACTAAGGAGAAAAAATGGCAACAGGGTTTCCAGCGGCAACCGGCGACGTAATGACCGCCGGCATGTATAAC